ACGCAACTGTAAATCCCGTGGAGTTATCACGTGTTAGGAGAATCCTACGCAAACATAACACGCATTGTTTCTTCCATGTAGGTAGACTCGATCATTACGTAAATTGGAAATAGTAGTCATGGTAAAAGCTCCGGAGTTCTCAATAGCAACACAAGCCCGAACCACCGAAAAGGCTCTAGGGAAAACTACATCTCTATCTGTCCCGCTAACTCCCCATTGAATAGTAAATCCTGTGGAATTATCACGTGCCCATCCATTAGTGCCGTTGGAAACTGACCAATTGGAAGTGTTTGTGGTTACCGTATCTTGAGTTGTAATCGTAAAAGTTGTTCCATTACCACGAGTAAACGTAATCGTTCGACCATTTACACTGACGTTTTTGATGTAAGTCGTGTTAATTTGCTGGCCGGCACTATCCTGAGTTGCTTTAGTGGCAGAGGCCGCTGAAGTAGCCGTGTCGGCTTTAGCAGAATCAACAGCTTTTCCATCAACAGGAAGGTATCCGCTTAGATCTGCTTTTTTTGCATAAGTTGTGGGAATGTCGTTGCCGTCATTATCTTTCAAGGCTTTTTGTGCGACGCCTGCGTACGGAAGAAGATAGCCTCCTTCAGAATCTTTCAATACAACTTGTTTAGCTTCAACTGTTTGAGCCATGGTGTTCTCCAAAAAAGGCGGATTTCTCCGCCTTGATAGTCTTTAAGAATTTAAGGATTAAATAATTTCAGTGAAAGTGATACCGTCGGTGATTCCGTAGCCAGCTAAAGTTGTGGCTTTGTCAGCCTTGTTCTCCAGAGCTGTATCTACATCGGCTTTCAAAGCGACTTTTGTGGTATCAATGCTGATTTGATTGTCAGTAATGACAATGCCGTTTCCAGCGGCATAAGAATCAACTAAATCGGAAACCAACACATAAATGTGGGAGTTCTCTGCATTGGCCAGAACCAAGTCAATATATTTGTCTCCGACCTTATAACCGGCGACGGGTGTATCAGCTGCCGTCACTGTTTTCACAGAGCCGGATTGAACAACCATATCTTTCGGGATGTTAATCTTCGAACCGACCTGGACGCCGTCTTTGGTGAGGGTGTAGGTCGAAGCAAACCCTTCATCTGCTGTCTCGGCTTTTTGAATCGAGTATTCACTCGCTGTTGGCAGCGTGATAGCAGCCTTACCGCTGACAACATTAACTGTTTCCCCGTTGATAGTGATCTGAGTAATCATCTTTCCGAGGGAAGTGGTCAATGTGCCATCACTCGTTTTTACCAAGTCGGAACTTGTCTGCGGTAAAAGTTCATTACCGAGTAGATCTTTTAATTGAACTTTTTTTGTTTCAGCCATGATTGTCTCCTTTACTAGTTAGACTGAAGTTCTGAATATTTGACACTGTCAGAGGTGCCAACCAAGATCACGTCACCGATTGAATCGATAAAGTCATAGGTGACGAAAGGTTGCAAAGCTGCCTTTAGTCCGTCTGGGGTGACAGCTCTGCGGTTATCGATACCGTCAATTGTTTCTTGCCTCGTGGCAAGCTCAACAATGCCCTGGGTTTCTGTTGTTGCTGAAGGGTTCCAAAATCCGCCTTCGCCTTCAACAACAATGTCGTCAGGAGAGGCAGACACGACGGGAAACTCAAAAGTGAAGAGTGCATGAGTGGGTGCGGCCTTTTGCATAATCGGAGTGTCTTGGGCATACACTGCGAAAAGGATCCCGTCTGCCGTAAACACACCAATTTCGTAGACTTCATATTTCTCGTAATCGGTGTCTCGGATGCCAACATGAATCAAGTTGTCTCCAATGTTTCCTCCTTTAATTGTGTTAAGGGTCTTAAAAGGCTCCCGTAAAGCGGTCTGATCCTCAGAAGCGGTGTATTTGCCCGTTCCGAATTGAACACTTGAAAGAACCAGAGCATTGGTACCATCCTTTTGTTTGTTAATTAACGCCTGGATGCCGGCGTCTGTAAGAATTACTTTTATCGCCATGTTTTCCTCTAACTAATGCGCACGTAGGAAGCCGGATTACAAACAGAACCAACGCGGATAGGAACTTCAATCGAAGATATGTCTCCTCTGATTTGGGCGTAATTCCCGGCGCTCATAGCAGCTCCGACCCGAATTGTTTGTGTAAATTTGCGACGAAGGGTGATCGAGCCGTGACTTCTAATAGATTTAGCTTCGTAAACCAGCGCATAAAGATCCTCCTGGTCACGGAAGGTCATATCTTTCCCAATGTCGTCGAGAGGAATTTCAATGTTGAAAGTAAAAGGCTGTCCTTTTGGGGTTTGCTGCCACCATTCGGTAATAAAAAAGGGCTCGAACATCGAGCCCACTGCCGCCTTAACTGCTTTAAGGGTTCCTCGACGGCGTTTTGTTTCAACCGTCGCCAGAAGAACGCTCAACTTTGTTTCTCGTGGCCAAAGACTATCCCACGCTGCGACATGGAACTGCACTGCTAAATGATCCAGCTGCAGACTGCTCAAGTCTTTTAATCGCGCATAAATAAGAGCCATCTTCGTTTGGATGGTCAGCTCATTTAAATGGGGATCAATTGCTGAAGCGGTTGCCTTTATGTTACTGTCCGCCGATAAATTGGGGGGCAGAAGGTCCTGCAGACGGATGTTGTTCAGGTTTTTCATGATGCTGCTCAGTTAAATTTCTTTGTAACCCATGAAATTAACTTCCAAGTTTTCGCACTGGGCCACCTCTGACGATTCAATCTCTTGGAAATCTCGCGGGCTCAATGTTTCCGAGTCGATTCGAGAGGCGCCTCCATTAAATACCAGGGCTGTTAGTTTCCCAGGAGTGATATCTCGTCCGATCCTCCCTTGCTGCCACTTTTTAAATTCTTCAACGGCTGCCGTCACATTCGAACGAATAGAGTCAGCCCGATCTTTGTCTTCATCGCTTATCCAGTAATCGACTCTTATGGAATAGGAGACAGGTTTTGGACTTTTGCATACGACATAATCGGTTAACGGTCTTATGTTTTCGCTGCTGAGATATTCGTATAGTTGACGTAAGAAACTCTCAGAGGGAAGTTCTCCGTCCTTCAAAAGAGTAAAAACATCAACTTCTCCAGGAACCGGAGACATTACGGCAACATCGGATATGGCGTTTGAGAAAGACTTGGCATGGTACACATACGCCAAGCGTGGTCCGGCAACAGAGTAACCATCGACGCGGAATCTCATTCGCTGCGCATATTCAGGATCATTTTCTCGCTCCGCACCTCCCGCAGTTTCAACAATGTTTTTTGCTGACTCCAAGTAAGGCATTGGTTTGACGATTGTCTGAATTTGGCCGATTCCATGACCATTTCCGACTTCTCCGGGAGTGGTGCACGACGCCTCAACTTCTCCTGATAGAAGCCCGGGAGGAATGATTAATTCCGAGACTGTGGCAAACGTAACTCTGCCGTTAGTCACTTCAAAACCTGACGGTATGACATAAGCACCCTCAAGGCTTTGATTCAATCTAAATTCAATCGTAGTAACGGCACTTGATGCAGGTGTTCTCTTAACATCGAACAAAACGCCCAAGGCGTCCAACTTTTCGCCCTGAGCGTAGGTCAAAAGATTCTGTTGTCCCGTATGATTGATTTCAGATTTAAGTTGAATTACGACCGCCGCAATAGAGCACAAATATAAATAGATCGGATCGGCATTTTGTAAGGTCCTTCCCGTGACTTTTTCATAACCGGCTATTAGAGAGCGCAAAACTCTCTCCGGATCACTTTCTACAAAATTGACCTCCGGCATACCCCAACGAGGTATAACTTCACTCATTATTTTCTCCAATCGATAAAGTAATCACCGGACGTGAAAGACCCGACATGGCATCTTCTGCCGATTCTTCAAATTCGATTTTTTCAACCTTGGCTCTAGGTTCCCATCGTTCAATAGCCTCTATCATTTCCGTTCTGGTCAAACTTTGTGCCAGATGTATCGGCTTATCGAGGTGCTCAAAGGAGAAACCAAAGTCGCGAAGAAGAGGGACAGTTCCCTTCGGAGTTGTGAGAATGGTCCGGACATTTTGAAAGATTTCCTCTACTTCAGTGGCCGGGGAAAAATCGACATTTTTATCTAGCGTCAATCGATATTTCATTCAACCTCCAACAAAGAAATGTTGACCTCTGCCACCTGACACAATCCAAGGCCTGTATGAAACCGCCGCTCCTCGCTGATTGATTCGATGATGAACTTGCCCATATACTCAGACCCAAACAGCAGACGGTATGGTTTGTGTTGTTCGAGCATTTTCTTGAGTAAAAGAAGAGTAGCAACGGGAGGAGTTCCGAGACTCAAATCAAATCGCATCCGGAAAGAGACTCGAACAGCATCGTGGCCAACCCACTCAAAAATCGGTTTTTGTCCTATTACGTCGTGTTGTGCCCAACGCGTGGAAAGTTCTCGATTCACATCCTTAAATGTCGAAACGACAGACGCAGAGCAAACGAACGGAACCAGGCCGAACAATCCGGTTACCCCGAAACTCATGATTTCTCCTAAGTATTGGTACCGGATACTTTGCCGCCGGCAGAGATATTTCCGGTGCCGTTAATATCTCCCTTCACAGAAAGATTTCCTGAAACTGTCACATTTCCCTTGAATGTCAGTTGATCTGTCTCAATCGAAGCATTCCCGGAGGAAAGCACCATCTTTGTTGCACCCATGCTCAAAGTAAGGGTCGGTGCAGTTATGTTGACCTCAGAGCTTGCCCCGATGTTGGTTTCTTTTCCGGAATTGACTTCAGTATTTTCTCCGGACTTAAGCGACACAAGGGAAGGGGCTGAAACCTGGACGTTTTTCTGATCCGCTACGATTTGCGTATCTCCGATTTGTGCCTTGAGCGTGTGAGAACTTCGATCGTAAGAAATTATTGTTCCGTCTTTAAACATCACGACTCTTTGGTTCTGTGAGGAGGCAGGAAGCTCAATTTCTCCCGCATAAAAGCTCCCGAGAACAAAACCTGTCTCTTCGGCTTCATGGAAGAAAACGCAAAGGACATCCTCGCCGATGTCAGGCACTGAGTAGTCCTTATCTTCTAAAGTTTTTCGCTGAAGAACGGGAAGCCAGTCGCTCGTTTTTCCATCTTCTGCGTCAAAGGTCGCTCTGATTTTGCAATGGGCAGGATCCACATCTGTGACTTCCCCGACCTTCAAAATACAAAGGACGGCATCGCCGTCCTTCTCGCCATTAAAAAGTTGCATTTAATACTCCGTATTGACCCGTCTCAATTGCAGTGAAGTTGTGTATCCGGACATTGAACCCGAATGCCTTGCCTCTTCAATAATGAAATTTCCGTCAAAGGATCCCCACCCCGATACGGCGAGGACAGACCCTGCTACCAGCATTGGGTCTCCAACAAGAACTATTTCCCCGGTCACTCGTCTGGAATTGAGCTGTCGAAGTTTTGCTTTAGCGAGCCGTTTCGCTTCATCTAACGATGTGCAGCGTTTCTTCATTTCGAATGTTTGACCGTTTTCGTCTGCATCCGGATCCGTATAGGTATAAGTAAGCACCGCAGGATTCGATTTTTTCCCCGAACCGACCTTTTCAAGGTTGAAGTCATAGCCGTAATCAGCTCCGCTCACTTTCGCCTTGTTTTTCTCAAGGTTGAAGTCATAGCCGGCGGCCGAGGCTTTCTTCTTTTTTGTAGGATCTCGCCATTTAATAGTTACCGATTTATAAGTTTCACTTTGAGAGTTTTCGAACTGATAGCTCAGTATCTCGGAGACTCCAACGATAAGCGTTTTAACGGGCTCTTTCTTCTCATATCTTTCTTGTCCGAAGATAACGAGTTGATTGTCTGTAACCTTAATCGAAAGGCCTGTTTCCTCGCAAAGACGCAGAAGAAACTTCATATCGCTTTCTCGCGACTGATCGATACGGTCGTATTGCGGGTTTTCTTGAGAATCCCAAAACAATTCAAGACCGGCTGAAGAGGCGATTTCGGAAGAAATATCCTTTAAGGTTTTGTTTTCCCAAGCTCGGCTTTTCTGTTCACGTCGAATTGATTTGTTTAGCGGGATAGAAACAGCTCGGAGTTCGTAGGTTCTCGGATAGCCTCGCACAGTTTGGTAATCAACAAAGAACGTTCCTAGAAAAGCTTCAGGCCCACTTTCAGTCGGAGTTCCAACAGAAATATACATTCGGATAATTTCTCCGCCGTCCGGACGCCAAGAGCCTGCCCATTTGCCCGTTTCATCCTTCAGAACGAGAGAAATTTCATCGGCCTGACCACTTTCATGGTCTGAATAATTCCAAGAGAGCAAATCCTTACTAAGGTCGGAAGTAACATCAGTCTCGTTTTTAGAAAAGAGCAGACGGAGTTTTGTTTGCCGGACATCGCTCATGACTTACTCCTTTTCCAAGGCGGGAGGTTCTGCGTAGAGACTTTTTTACTTGGAACCGATGGAGTGTTCAAACTCACGCCGGCAGGAAAAATCACGGTACGAGAATGCTCAGGATTCGCTTTTATCAGGACGTCCATCAAGAACTCATCGTCGTAAATTTTCTTTGCGATTTTGTCGAAAGTGTCGCCTTGAATTGTTTGGTACATAACCCAACCTTCGTTAACGAGATTTACTTTATGAGGCTATATGCATAGGCTAAGGAAATAAGGACAATGTAAACAGATATGTTCCATCTCACAAAAGCAAACCAAATCGGATATTTGTTCAGTAATTCCATGATCAGCTTCCTGTCATGTTTCGTTATAATTCCCATATCGACCTACCTTTTCTAGGTTGACAAAGAAAACCCCGTTGAGTTCGCTCCTCATCGGGGTTGATTTTTAATTACATTAGTTTTAAGCGTAAGAAAGACGCCTCTGAGAGTTGATTAACCTCTCGAGTTCTTTCTTCAGATCCTTTACGCCAGCTTGCAATCCGCTTTGAACTTCCTCTTTCGTTGTCCCGCCTCCGGAGATATTGATGACCGGAGAAAAAGAAACTTGGATAGAAGGAGAGCCTCGGCTTTCAAGCATCCCTCCGAGTTTGGATAGCGGAATGATGGCTTCGGACTCTCTGCCTTCGCCGACCATTGCCAGGGATGGTCCGGTTGCAATACCGCCGTTGGCAAGAAGCGGAATCTCCGGAAGCGTAAACCCCAGCGTTTGTCCGCCGGCAATAGGCACCCAGTCAGGGATTTTTGCGTTCGCGAGCTGGTTGATTCCCTTAAATGCACTGTTGATTAGCGTAATTGCACCGTTCAACGGAGTCTTAGCTATCGCAGGAATCGAAGCGAATACTCCGGAGAAGGTGGTTTCCATGCCTTCCCATGCTTTAGTCCAGTCGCCTAAGAAAACTCCGGATATGAAATCCGTCAAACCCTGGAAGGTTGTCTTAACAGCATCAACTTTTGGCTTGATTACGTTTTCATAAAAATCCGTAACAAAGGAGGCCATCCCCGGGAACTTCTCCGAGAAGGCAGTCCAAAGGCTACTTAATTTTGCCTTTATTTCGTCCCAGTTCCGATAAACATACACGCCTGCAGCAACCAAAGCGGCAAAAGCCCCGATTGCAAGACCTACCGGGTTCAGGAGCAGTCCTTTCATGGCCATCCCTAAAACAGAGACGGCGCCTTTAAGAAGGCCGAAAGAGGCGGCAGCAGCGTTGCTAGCAAAGGCAAATGAGCTTACTGCTAACTTAGCAACAAGCGTAGAGTTTTTGAGAAAAACCGCCGCTTTACCAATTTGAAGAAACAGTGAAATTGTCGTTAAAACCGGAGCCCCTAAAAGAAAAGCTGCAATCTTTAAACCATGAAAGGCGGCGACACCACCCAAGACCGCCCCCGAAACCTTCATCACGGTCAGAGTAAGTTGCTTGTTTTCTTTGATCCAGTCGCCGATGACCTTCCCGTATCTCACAAATTCCAAAGCTCCCTCTCTCAAAGGCTCAAGCAAAGGTTCTCCGGCACGGCGCACAAAATAAGAAACGGCATTAGAGGCAAGAGTCAATGCGTTCGAAGTTGTTTTGGCTCGCGCAGCAAACTCTTTTTCCATGGAACCTGCATATTTAGTCTCGTCGGCAACCAGAGCAAAGTTTTCACGGAGTTTTTCAATGTTGGCAATCATCGGCCCCATTGCTCGAGCACCTTCCTCTCCGAACATAGCAGTGAGGTACTGCATCTGCAGTTCTTTTGGTAACTTATTTTTAATTGCTTCAAGAACCGAGAAGATGGCCTTAGGAGCATCCTTCTGAACCTCCTTTTGAAGCTGTTTAGCATCAAAACCGAGGTTCCCGAAAGCAGCCTTCTGCAGATCTGTCATCGATCCGCCCTTGGTCATGGTTCTCATAAAGGCGTTCATACCGGTCGCAGCAACTTCTGCCTCAGCTCCGGCACCGATTAGAGTTGCAGCCATCGCGGCCGTTTGCTTAGCGGTAAGTCCGGCAACTTGCCCGAGTGCACCGTAACGCTTCAATGCCTCACCGACCTGCTTGGCCATGGCAGCGTTTTCGTTACTGAGAGCATTCGTTGCGTTAGCCAAACTTTCAGCTTGATCCTGAGTAAGATTCATACCCGCTCGCCACTTGGCCATCATTTCTCCGGCCTCACCTGCGGTCATATCAAAGGCCACGCCCATCTTGGCGGCAGTTTCCGTAAAACGGATCAGGTCCTTTTCTTTGATGCCGGCTTGACCGGCTGCCGCCGTAATTTGTGCCAAACCGTCAGCGGTAATAGGAATAGTCAAGCTCATTTCCTCAAGAGCTTTTTGCATATTCTTCAGTCCGTCCGGGGTGGAAAAGTCCACGACTTTTCTGATTTCGGCCATCGCATCTTCCATTTGCATGGCTTGCTTGACCGGCAAGGCAGTAAATCTAGCGACCTCAGTTCCTATGGTAGATAATGCAACCATGGATCCGACGCCGTTTTCACGTAGTGAATTCTGAATTCCTTTGATCTTTTTAATAGTGTTATTTTTGCTAATTATTTTTGAATATTCCGTGGCTTTCTTAGATAAATAAGCTTGTTTTTGAGAAAGCTGTTGCATAGAAAGACCCGTTACTCCGAGTTCTTTTCTAAGGTTCGCCAGACTGCGGACTTCAGCATCCAATTTAATCTTGGAGGTTTCGACTTCTTTCGTTAAGCGGGCCGCTGCGGTTTTCATGACGGCCGACGGCGCATTCGTCCTCGACATCGCAGATCGAAGATTGTCGAGCGCTGCTTTCTGCCGGAAATATTGAGCCGAAAGTTTTTTTGTTGCTTCGATTTGCCGATTGAGACCGTCAATCTTTGAACTTGTCTTATTAAAAGAATCCACTCTTTCTTCGGCAATTTTCGTCAGATTTGCGGCCTTTTTGAAAACAGAAGAAAACTTCTGATTCATTGAGGCGGCAACCTGAAACATCAATTCATACGTTTTCGTGCCCATATTTGAGAATTCCGTTTACTTAACTGAGAATAATTCCTAAAATGAAAGGAAAAGAGGAGGAAGCAATGTTTTCGGACTCAGGAAGCACAAGCGGTCAAATAAACCCCGGGGCATATTTCGCGTGTCGATCGAGCAAAATAAAACCGCAAAAAGATGCAAGCATCACTCTTCTTCTGCTTACTCCCGTAGTATCACCGACCGAGCTTGCCGGGGATTCTGTTCTGAGCAAGTTTGTCTCAATCGCTTTTTTTGCCATGATTTACGGAGCTCAGTTATTGCTCCTTTTAGTATGGCTAGGATTCCTTCTGCTTTTTTTATCGCCGGTGATTGCTTTCTTTTGGTTTCTTTCGTTCCTCTGAGTTTTTTACTTATTTCTCTTTTGTTGTTCGTTCAAGATCTTATTTAACTCGAACACCCACCTCGCCAAATCAACAATGGGGACTTCGAACCATTCGAGAGCAGAGCCACCGCCTCCGTTTGAAGCTAACCAGAGGCAGTATTTCATTATTCGCTCTTCGATTTTTCGAGCATCGATTTTGCCCTCTTTTCTCTCGAGAAGGCCCGTTTTGTAAAAAAAGCCTTGATCTCATCAATAATTCCAAAATAGTCCGACGCAGGAATAGCATCCATAAATTCATACGGGAGTCCTGCGGACTTCGCGGCCATGAGAGAGCAGTATTCGTCATCCATCCAGGCTACAGGAATGACACGGCTTGGATCTTCTAATCTTCGCCTGATTTCGCCGGCGGCTTTTCCGTTAAAAGATTCAATATTTAAATCAATTATGTCGTACGTTTTGCCTTCGAATTCAAACGGTTCACTTAATGTATATTTCATTGCTTTAAATCCATAAAATCGAAAGCCGGATCACTCCGGCTTATTCGTTACGCAAGTCCTAAGTCTTTCCGGACGCTTTCCAACATGTCGGTATCTCCGAACTTGGCAATGAAGTTGTATTTGTCGACTTCCAAAACTTCCTTATCATCCACAAATACTTTGATGTAAATCACCTCAAATTCTGTCGAAGAGTCTGTTGTAGAACCAGGCTCAAAGGTGCCAAGACTGAAATTCTTCGGAATGGCTCGCATAACAACGCGCACGGGGGAACTAGCGAGCTTTCCTTCGGCGGTACGGAACTGTTGCTGAGAGCCGCGGATTTCCAAGTGGTGGGCTTGCTGTTTGGCCAGGTCCATGGCCGGCTTTTCAATCGTGCGCCAATTAAATGTCGCACTCATTGCCTGAAAATGCCCGAGGACGGGACTGTCAACTTCGCCGGCAATGCCTGCGCCGCTGACCGTATCGCTCATTGCCTGTATTTCAGGCAAGTCAACAGTTGCAATACCCAGAAGGGCATTGTTTTCGTTATAGACCCTGTAGTTAATCAGTCTTTCAGGGACTTTATTACTTCCTTCCATTATTTAGCTCCTTACTGAAAAAGGGTCTGAAGATATTGAACGTCGTATTTAAATTTGAAATTGATTGCTCTGTTCGGAGAAGGCGGAGTCACGGATACATCGAAGACTACTTTGCCGTCCATCAAATCCAGGGTCGTGTTCTCGTCTTCTAGAAATTCAATTCTTCCGCCCAAGATGTACTGCTGTGCCGAGAGGCCGTTCAGCCAAATATTGGCGCTGTCAACAATCGTATGAACCTGTCTGCGATTGAGTGGACCGTCTATTCTCGGCCAGAAAGTTTGAACGAAGGTGTTTCCGATCCAGTTGAACATTCTGCGAACGGGGATGAAGGTATCTTTCACATCCGTGCTGCCTGGATAAGCCGCCGTTCTATTACCCCAGGCGACCCAGCCGCCGATAAAGTTCAAAGCGGTAACGACGCCTTCTCCGTTGAGGTAGGCTCCATTGTCCTGTCCCAACACGACTTCAGTGCCATCCTTAAGCACTGTTCCGGTCATCTGCAGATTATGGTTTGACGGGGAGACATACGGCACGTCGTCATTTTCGCTGTCAACCTGAGCCATTAAACAGGCGATCTGGGTGGACATACGATAAATTGTCTCGTCTAGTCTGATTTCCGGCCAGCAGGCAATCTGAAGGGGATCAACGATATTGTTGTCATTTTTCCATGCGGCAACTTCCGTGTATTGTTTTACCGTGTCTGTCGGAACATCGACTACACAAACAGACTTAAACACCGAGTTGACTGAAGCGCACTTTGCGGCCATTACCGCCGCCACTCCCGGATTTTCCGAGTAGCCTGGAGCGATGATTGTGCCCGGCACCAGACGGAAGAGCGGGAAGATATCCGAGATAAGCTCCAGCCCGCGCTTTCGACCTTCTGTGTCCACGCCGCCGATAATGTCCTCTTCGGTAACCTTGGATGGATCGAGTTTTTCTGCGAAAAGCGTGATGTCCGTTCCTGTCTGACACCTGAAGTCGCCGTCTTCATTTTTCAAGCTTGTAATTACAAGGAAACCGTCGTCATCAAAAGAAAGGACGAAGTCATCATTGACCGAATAGTTCCCGCTCTCAGAAGATAACGTAAGGCCGGCCGAAAGAATGCCGGTCTCTTCTACCACTCCTTGTCCAGTCTTCGGGTCAAGCCTCACTGAAGTCGCGGAGACCGTGCACTTATGTTTTGCAGGATCCAAAACATTGATCGCAATAATCGGACAAACTCCGTAAAGAGAAAATGCCGACTGAATGAGTTCGGAAATACTGAAGCGGAATTTCTTGAGGCCGGATTCCGGATCAAGTTCTGCCGGAACGTGGCCGAAAGCCTCCACTGCTTCAGCATAGGAATAGCAAAGTTTGGGTTTATTTACATTCTCCGGATCGGCCATATTGACCGCTGCGGTGCCGATAATCACCGGAATACCCGCGGAGACTTCAACGGTCGGCAGCAGGCTGGTGGCCTGCTCCGAAATACGAACACCATGTTCATACGCCATTTTCTAGTTCCTTTAAAAGTTGTTTGAGATAAAAATTCAGTATTTGTCCCTGCACGTGCATATCTTTCCGAGCCTGCTGCAGGGAGCTCACGGGAACGATTAAATGCCGAGCGGAAGGATACTTTTCTGAAAAAAGGTTCTTCAGATGAGGAGGAAGATCGCTATAAAAAATCGTCCCCTCGGTCAAACCAGGGAACGACGGTCCGATGTAAACACGCGCATTCATCAGAAATCACTCCTGATATGCTGCATGGCCGGCTGCGGCATGAACCAATTCGTGGTCATATCGGCCTGCCAGTACGGGAAAGCTTGTTCAGAATGGATATCGATATCTATCTTAGGCATCAAGACGTACCTTTCGGCCAGCGTTTCGGCAGGAAGCTCTAAAAGTGCGGTCCGGATAGCCGAGAGAACCAATAGGCAGTCTTTCTGACCGTTCATGTCCTCGCCTTCTATTCCTGAAGGTCCTTTTCCGTCGCAGAATGATCCGGCAATGATTGAAACGGAGCAGTTAGTTCCCTCCCAGTCGGTGGATGACTTTTCATGACGAACCAAAACATAAGGGAAGACCTCCTCATCGTTCTTTAAAGGCAAAAATCCGCTATAAACTTTCGGGGTGACTGCCTCCCCGTTTTTGTTTAATAGCCGGAAATTTTTTACGGTATCTTTGACCAACTCTACTAATGAGTCGCATAAGTTAATTTCATTCACTTTGCTTTTCCCTCCAAAATTGCGTTTACCTCGTGGTCCAAACGGGTCTGAAGCATCTCATTCATACGGTCTTGTACTTTCTCAGCTTGATTCCCGACCATTGCGACGACAGAAGGTCCGTAACGCTTCTTGATCGTTTCGTGAACCCTGGGGTTAGCTTTCGTTGCCTTTCGAATTCCCGTTCTCTCGAAAATATGTCCGCGCCACTTGAATCCTTTATTTAGGGCTTCTCTGCGCGATCTGGAAATAGATACGGAGACTTGTTTGCGACGGGCGCCTGTCGTGTTTTCTGATCGAGGAGTATGAGCAAACGATCTGAGAGGCAAGTTTGAGCCGGAGAGCCGAAGCTCCCCTTCAGGCTTCTTACCAGATGCTTTGACGATCCGGCACGCCTTCTTAACCTCAGAGGCTTTTACGGAGAATTTTTCAGCAGCCGTCTTTGATGCAATTACGCGGCCTGAAATTAAAGTGCGATTAATAGCTCTGGGGAGCGCTTTTTGGAAAGCTCTCGGTATTTCTTCCAGCGCCGATTCCGCACGAGAAAGAGCGTTGTTTGAAACAGAAACTTTAAATTGCTTCATGACAGAACCTCTTGAGCAACGACTTTGAGCATTCCGTCTTCGACATAGGATTCGACGACCAAGTGAAGAGATCCGTCAATAGCAAAACGTGATCCGGCCTTCGGAGGCGACATTTCTTTAGCATTAATGAAAACGGTTAGAGTGTTTCTAAAAACGCCCAAGAATTCGGCTGCATCCCCGCTGTTTCCAAGGGCCGCCCGGATGTCTTTGTCAATTACGCACTTTATCTTCTTGCCGTTGATTTCATGAATTTCGGCAAACTCCTCTTCATTCAGAAAAACCGAATCGACATCGTCCTGAAGCATTTCTCTAAAAGTGGTCATCGGTTCTCTCCATGGGCGGTTTGAGCCGCCCGTTCAGGTTTATTCGTCCGTTTTTTCAGAAGAAGTACCGCCTGTTTCTTCAGAAGAAGCACCCCCAGACGTTGCAGAGCTTGCAACTGCTGCGGCAGCAGAACTTGTGACCAAGGCATCACGCATTACGCAGAAGGATTCCGGATGACGGATGTTGAGGTCTACGGATTGCAGAGCGCGAACTTCGACGCCGCCGTTATCAAACGCGGTAGAAGAATACGGGTTCGGAAGAATTTCAATCACACCCCATTCGCCAACGATCAAGTCAGCCCAGTTGGCAAAGAATAAATCAGAGCAGACGCCCTTCGAAGTGCCCTTGTCCAAATCGCTGAGGACTCTGTTGGAGCGAGCAACCGGATATCCGTTGAGTTCTCCCGGGATGGAGTTGCGTCTTGTGTCGGTGATGGCTTTCCATAAATAGCCGCCATCGCGGTTCTTTAACTGCTTGAGCCAGCCGATTGTGCGAGCATTGGCCAAGTAAGTCATATTGGCCACGTCGGCATTCTTTTCTGCTACGAGCGTTTCCATTTCGATCAGATGATCGAAGCTCAACGGAGCACCGTTTTCGCCGCCGACAACTTCGTTGATGCCTGTATAGTTGGCGATACCTGTCGGCTGATTGTTAGCGCCGGTTCCATAGAGCGCTGCCTGGTCGATACCTTCAGCTAAACTGCGGATCAATTCCATGCGAGCGAAGTTTTCGATGTTGATCGAGCTCTGAAGGATAAGGTTACGGCTCATGAAGGTCTTAGAAGCGATCGTCTTCATGTTGAGTGCGATCTTGTCAAACTTCGCATTGGTCGGAGTAACTGTGCCGTTTTCAGGAATCCACTGGGCAGTTGTTGCCTCGCTCTGGCGAGGAATTTCAACTTTGCCTTGCAAGCCGGTAAGGAAGGTAGCGCCGAGACTCAAAACAATAGATCTCTTGCGCAGCATATCAATGAAGGAGCCGGCCAAAAGGTCTGTAGCGATAGTATTGCCGCCGTCGACCGCGGATCCTGCGCTGTATCCTGCATCGCGAGATCCGTAGAAGGGAAGGTCTGTCGGCATAAAAAAGCCTTGAGAGGAACGTCCCATTCTCTTAGAGAGTTCTTGGTTGATTTCTCTTTCAAAGCCGGCGTTATTCCAATTACCGGAGCAATAGGCGTTAATGGCTCGAACCAGGGAATAGCGCTGTCTTTCCTGCGGGGACAAGCCTAAGTTGAAGTCGATGCCGACAGCTCTGGATTGAGAAGCTGCAGGTGTGGCTCTACGGCTCTTTAATTGATCCATCACTGCCGCTCTGACTTGGTCGAGGGATTGCTCGCTGCGAATGAAACGATCGGCGTCGGAGTCGCTGATATCAAAATCGCGGCACATGGTCTGAATTGCCCGAACTCTTTCAACGGCTGCTTCTGCGGCTCGTCTTTCAATGCCATGAACGTCAATCGTGACAGGGGCCGGAGAAGCCTGAGAACCCGGAGCCTCTCTTGTTTGCTGGACAGGGGATTCAGCATGGTTTGCTGCAGGAGCAGCAGGTTTGGTATTTGTAGTAGCAGGTAATGCCATTTGGTTGTTCTCCAATGTGGTTAAAGATCTATAAACTCCGACCGTTGGGTCGGCAGGGATGGATACCAGTGAAACTTCCATAATTTCCCAATCGATCGCGCGGTAAACATCCGAGGTGGTATCCAACTCATATTTGTTCACCGCATAACCGACAGAGACGTTTGTCAGAATTTTTTCTCTGACTAAAGAAAAGGCTTTTTCTCCTTCCGGAGTTTTTGCAAAACGGATGTTTGCGTAGGTTCTCTTTCCTTCTTGGGTGAGAGATTCCACGACACCGATAATGTTGTCGGGTTTGTGGTTAAAGAGAAGCGGCATAGATTGCTGCCTTTCTCCGATTTTTTGCGCTCCTGGGGAATGGCTCAGGATTTCCTTGTCGCCCCATCGATCGACCGGGTACTCGCTAGCCACAGAAATTCGCATAGTGCGATTTTCTTCATTTGTCTCTTGAGCGCGCTCAAACTTGAAGGTTCGCTCCTTCATTCCGGTTTCCAGTGCCCGGGTACGAAAAACCCGGCATTGCGCCGGGTCAGTCTTTATCGTCATCATCCTTACCTCTATCGGTTGAAATTCCCTCATTTTGTGGGCTTGCCTTCAGCATCCAGTCAAGTCCGTCCTTTTTAATCATTTCGGTTTCTGCCTTAATGTCTTTGAAGATTTCTTGGATATCGCGGTTGCTTCCGCTCGTGGCTGCCGCATCCGCCCGCGACATGATGCCTAAACGGACCGCAGTTTCGTAAGCCTTCATTTCCTTTGAAGGATCCACCCAAGGCCAACCTCTGGGTTTAAATTCAACAGCTTGATACTTTCTTTTGTTTTGGAAATAGTCCTTGATCCGGATTCTTCCGGAGACTACCGCTGCATCAAGCCACTCTCGATAAATTCGAGAGAGGAAGTTGTCGATTAGCCAGCGCTGAAGAACTCGCCAATTCTCTCTTTCGTCCGTTAAAGCAAGGCGGCTGGAGGAATAGTTGCTTTGACTGTAATCCCGGCTCAACGACTCGTAAGAGACGCCGACGCCGGATGCAATCTCGCGCAACATGTACCGCATGAAAACTTCTAAATTTCCTGCCGGCCGATTCAAATTTGTGGGAGTGACCTTTTCTCCCGGAAGCAGTCGCCGGAAAGTTCCCGGTTCAGATCGCTCCATCGGAGGTATGTGAACTTTAGCGCCTGATGCTGTTGGCTCAACATCAATATTTTGTTCAATAAAACCGACGTTGTTTGCGGCTATTCGTGCTGCTATAAGCTCAGATTCCGCATATCCGGACATTTGCCGAAGGCGCAAAAGAATCGAATGCATCCACGGTGTTCCGCGAGTTTGCGGCCAGCGGTTAACGACATACAGGTGCTCGATTTCTTTGGCCGGTATTCTTCTGGCTTTTTTCTCCGTCTGCGGAAAAATCAGGTCTCCCGGATGCTTGTCTCGGAACCAATAGGCCATTGGCCGCATCCAATCGTCGACTTCAATGCCGAGCCGCAGTTCTGCACCGTTATTAGATCGCACCGGAGCTCCTTCAAAATCAAGGAGAAGGTCCGGCTCGATGACCTCAAGAGCAAATGGAATTTCTCCGCGACCAAAGACGCGATGAATTTTCCGAATAAAAAATTCTCCGTCTCGGAATACACCGGCCATGGCCAGCCGAAGCATATCTGTCATGGAAAGCTGCCCCGCTGTATGGCACGTTTCCTTTTCGCACCATTCAGCCCACGCCGATTCAATTGCATTATTCAAATCATCGTCCGGATCTCCATTCGGAAGTACGATTCTTGCCTGAGTCGAGATGCCGCTGCCGACAACGTTGTTCTGTACGATGCGGCAGATGTTCATAGCGTGCGGGTTGTCCCGCAACATCTGGCGGCTGCGATTACGCAGAGTTGTGAGGTCGTTGGCCAACTCTGCATCCTGCGAAGTTCCCCACGCCCTCCAATCTGCCGTGAATCGGTTCCCTGCGGCAGCAGCAAACGCTCGCTCGTTCAACCCGACTATTTCACCGGTGCTCATGGCCGGTCTATCGGTTGTCCGCTTAAGTTTTCGTTTACTTTTTTTCATACGAATTTCACCAGAATTTTTCTAGGATCGCGTCCCGCTCTCCGGCATTCCTCTAAGTAAACCTGTTCGAGGTAATAATCGATGACTTTCTGAAGTTCCGTAATCGTCGAGTATTCGATTGTGCGGGAGCCTATGGTGTACCTTTTCACTCGGCCGCCGCTCGCGATGAACTTTGAAAGGGCTGAACGAGCCTGATCGAGGCAGCGTTGAGCCTCGGTGCGAGGATCGAATGTTTCATCCTCAATAGCCGGCATGATTTCAAAAGTGTCAGCTATTAGGGTTTTTCTAAAACCATCCTCATTCGCAAAACGCAAGATCAAGCTGGCCCGCCCGGGCTTTAACTTCAGAGAGTCTTTCGAACTTAAAAAGACGCTGATGTGTTTGCTCTCAATAGCCGCGTTAGTAACTTCCACCGGGTCCGAGTCGGCGCTTTTTATAAACGCCTTTACCGATACTTTGCTCGGCAACTTATGCGGGTGATAGCCGTGCCTAAAATCGATCTTCCATTCAAAACTATCCCCAACGGTAAAGGTTTCTACCATCCATAATCTCCTTGATTTTCAAACGCCCGGAAGAAGTCGTCCCGAGGAACCTCTTTGGGAGGCTCAGATGCGACCTCCGCAGGAGGTGCAACGTTTTCTACTTCCGTTTGCGGAGCGGTTTGTTTTTCGATATTTTTTTGGGGAGCGGGTGCAGAATCCTCTTCAGAAAAGAGTCTGAGCTGTTTTTGCTCAGCAAGTTCCGTCTCCCACCGCTCCTTTTTCCATAAGTGGAGTCGTAAAGAACGGGCAGCATGGAGCGCATAAACTTCGCAGTCCAGAGCCTCATTTCTGACTCCGGACTTCTTTTGCCAAACGCGTTTTAATCCTCTGCCTTTCGGAGCTTTAACTTCGCTTGTTAACTGTTCAAAATAATCCGGTCTTACGTTCTTGTACCAGTGGAGCCTACCCGGACCGTCGCCGGTAAGTTTCACACGTCCGCCGTTGGCATCAACCCCGAGGATCAGATCTTTGGCCCGGCTGGTGCCAACAATGAATGGTTTCACGCCGAAGCGCGTGGCCTTGTATCTGCCGTTTAGGTCAACCGAAACTTTAGGGGTCGTGAAGATTTCCTTCGAATCGTCGTTGACTGACGAGCCTTTCACGGCCATGTAACCTTTCTGTCTTCTTGCTCGGACATACGAATAAACCGCATCGTTTGTCTGACCGTCTGAAGAGTCGATCGAAACAGCCCGAATCTTTGCCTTATATTCGCCCTGACAAAGGAAATCCTGATCCAAGAGTTTGTCCAGATCCTCCCAGGCGCCTTTCTCCGGAATCATGGTCGTGCCGTGGATTTCTCCCCAATACACCAACCAGGACTCTTCCCCGGCTCCCCACGCTCGAATGATGACGGCCAGTCGATCGTGCTGCACGTCGACACCTGCGGTAAGGACCACTCCCATTACCGGAACCGTCATTTCTTCGTAATCTTCGCAGCGTTCTGCAAGGTCGTTAATATCCGGCAGGCCGTTTGAAAATTCGTACGGAAGCCCGAGCTGGTTATTGACAAAGCTCTTCATGAAGCTGTCATCACCCTGATCGAGTTTTGTTTTGGCTGAAAGGAATTTCTTAACGATTTCTTCCAAACTCGATCCGGGGAACGGACTGTAAAGCTCGTTGATGTAGAAGCCCGCCACGCCGCTGAAATCTGCCGTCGGTCTCCATTCACCGTGTTTTACCGCTCGGTTTTTCTCTTCGTTATTCCATTGCGAGCCGCAAAACGGACAAACGTAGCGAGCAGTTTCCGGCAGCGCATCGCCGAAGATTTCGTGCCGACGACCTTCTTCGTGCTGCCAACTCACGTTCTCCCAGGAAAGTGTTTGCCACTCTCCGCAGTGCGAACACCTTACAAAGAAATTCCTCTTATCGCTTTCTCGGTAGGCTGCTTCGACCTTGGATAAACCCGCTACGGTTGGTGTGCCCCCGAAGATAATCTTGCGCCTAGGGAAGGACTTGGTTCGCTCTTCCAAAAGTTTTATCGTATCGCCTTGCTGCTTGACGTCTGAATTACAGTCGTCCGGCTCTTCCACGCAGACCACCGGGGCCGGCGTCGATTTCACTTCGGACGGAGAATTGGAACTCACGAATTTCAAAAATCCGCCCGGGAAACCTTTAAAGCCCCATTTGTTGTCCCGGTCTCGCTTGGATCCGACAGGAATCAAGGCGGAAAGCGAAGGTGTCACTTCAACCATCGGAACGAATTTCTCTTCGTTGAATTTTTTGGCCGAGCCTTCTTTGTCAAACATGACAATGATGGGGCAGGGAGCCAAGTGAATTCGGTGACCGATATAGTTCAAAAGAACGCCATCAGTCCACGCGACCTGGGCGGACTTCTGAGCGACGACTTTAAAAACTTTCGGATCATCAAGCGCTTCGTGGATTCCGGCAACCCACGGAGTTGCCGAGGCCACGTAACGGCCCGGAAGGGCTGTGGATTTCGGACTCATGAACCGATACTTTTCGGCCCATTCGGTGGTCGTCATCCTAACCGGAGGCGCCACCTCCGCCGCCAGAACTTTCAATAGTTTGGCTATAGCCGTTGACGTATTCATAACAATCCTTCAGAGTCTCTTCGCACTTTTCGGCAAAGACGAGTTCATCCATTTCCCGACCGGTGGCTACATAAACTTCGCTTCGGACAAAATTCGGAATCGCCAGTAGGCGGTTTTTAAAACCTGAGAAAACGGTGCGAAGCACGGGAATCAATTCCTTGATATCCACGAGCTCGCCTTTTTCTTTTTTGAGCTGGATGAGCACTCGCTCGGTTTCGATTCGCTCCCTAGCAAGTTTTACTCTCATGTATTCGTCCGTTTGTCCGGCTGCGGCCTTTCGAAGCTGCTTGATGTATTCGAGTCTGATCTGATCCAAGCTCGCCGTTTTCCAATCAAGCCCAAGTTTTGAAAGCTGCTTAGAAACTGCTTGTTGACTCAGTCCGAGGTGTTCTGCTATTTGCTGCTGAGTCGTCATAAAATCTCCTAATTCTTTACTTTACAACCCCCTAAAATTTTTCAGATGTAGAGAAAAATCGGGGTTTCACGCCCGCAATCCCGAAAGTCCCCGGAAGTACCTAAAACCGACAATAAAAGAGCGCCCGAAGGCGCCTGAGGAAACTATATCGTCTAGGTATAAAACTAAAGAGAAGAAACGCTGATTTCATCGAAGGCCACGCCGTCTTCGCGCACTGCTTTCTCTCCGGTAAGAGCCTGCCAGCGACGAATGATTACGTCGCAATAGGCTGGGTCAAGCTCCATCACGCAAGCCTTTCTCTTCAGGTTCTCGCAGGCGATAACCGTCGTTCCCGAGCCTCCGAAGCTATCTAACACAACATCTCCTTCCTTAGAGCTGTTGCGGATAAGGTAAGCAAAGAGCTCAACGGGTTTCATGGTTGGGTGCTCGCCATTGCGGCTCGGTTTATCAAACTCGAGCAGGGTCGTTTGTTTTCGATCCGAATACCATACATGCGCTGCTCCATCCTTCCAACCGTATAAGCACGGCTCGTGTTTCCATTGATAGTCCTGGCGACCCAAGACCATAGAGTTCTTAGCCCAAATCAAACACTCGCGCACGGCCCAACCGATATCACGACATGCACCGCGGAAATTAAAGCCTTCAGAGTCGGCGTGCCAAATGTAAAACGCCGCGCCAGGCTGCATAAGCATGTCTGCTGCTTTGAATGCATTCTTCAAGAAGAGCCGAAAGCTCGCGTCGTCCTGCTTATCGTTTTCGATTTTGAGGGCTTCCTTTGTCTTGCCCGTATAAGCCACGTTATAGGGTGGATCTGTGAGGTATAGGTTTGCCCTCCCCCCCCCCATCAACCCAGCAACATCGGCCTCATTGGTTGAGTCTCCGCATTTAAGCCGATGCGCACCTAACAGCCAAAGGTCGCCTCGTTTGGTTTTGGGGACGGTCGGAGCTGCGACGATTTCTCCGTCTTTGATTTCCTCGACGGTTTCTTGTTCGCCTTCTTCTTCCGGATCTTCTTCGGTCTCATCCTCGGATTCTTCTAAGTCGGATTCGTCGACCTTTAATAGGGCTTCAAGCTCGCTGCTTTCGTATCCGGTAATTGTGGCGTCATAGTCGTTTTCTTTCAGCCAGCTCAATTCTTCCTTCAGAAGCTCTTCATCCCAACCCGAATCAAGAGCGATCTTATTGTCTGCGATCACATAGGCTCGCTTTTTGGCTTCCGGCATACCTGTAAGTTCGATTGTTGGAACTTCTTTCATGCCGAGCAGTTTTGCTGCTTCAAGTCTGCCGTGGCCCGCGATAATGCCTTGTTCTTCGTCAATTAAGATCGGACTGGTGAAGCCGAACTCTTTTATCGATTCAGCAACTTTTTGAATTTGTTCTGGACTATGCGTCCTTGAGTTTCGTTCATAGGGAACGAGGTCGTCCACGCTGCGGTAAACGATCTCAAGTTTCTTGGTTTTTTCAGTCATCATTTATCCATAAAAACGTACAAAGCCGGCTCCTTTCGGATACCGGCCCATCTTCGTTGGTTAATAGCGAAGGCGTTGGACGCCTTTATTTCCTTTTGTGGTTTTCACATTTCACACAATCTCTGGCCCGGTTGATATGGCTCAGCCGGGAAAGCCTATCCTCATTCATGATTTCCTTTGTTTTGGCGAACATGGAGAATCAAAGTTAATTCTTCAAATACTCTCATCCAGCCGTCACTGGATGAGAGTATTTTCTTTCAAGGAGAACTACTGAAAAAAAAGCCTCTATTCCCGCTCAAAATCGCTTGTGTGCGTTGAGCTTTAAAAGGGATAGGGGAGGGTATAGGGAGAAAAATAAAAGCGCTACAAAGGCGTTTTGCGCTCTTTCTGCTGAATTTTACGAAAATATAGCACTTTTTCATCAAAAATGTCGGATCAGTATTTTCCCTTAGTGGTTTCAGCATTGTTAGCAATCTCATCTAAAGCCTCAGCAATATCCCTGTCTGCCATGCAAAGTCGATTAAAAAGAGTGTCCCTATGAACCGATAATCGAATGGCCGCTCTTGCCATACCTGTACGGACTTTTCCACCATAGACGGCGAAAACAGCCGTTCTTTCTTCGTCCGGCAATCTGCTGATGATTTTGTCGACCCGCATCATGTAGAAATCAACGCCGGCTGCGTTGATCAAATCCTGCGGCGTCCTGGAGGATCTCACGACATCGTTACCTAAAGCCAGCAGGCAATGCATTCTGATGCGGTTTCTATTCCGCCAGTTCATCCATTTAATAAGGATGTGTTTAATTCTTGGGATTCTGGCCAATTTGTCGTCCTCTCTGATAAAAAAACAATGGATACCGTTTGGATATAGTTAGGGAACCGTTTTGGATATGGTTGTGTTTTTGTAATTATTTGATTTGTTTATTATTTTTCTTATTTGGATATAGTGGATATAGTTATTTCTATTGAAGCTCGCGCGTGAGATTTTTTTTACTTGCTCTTTATCCGTTAAACACGTGTGTATTAATGCCTCACGCGCATAAGAGTTTGAATTAACGGTATCCACCGTATCCAAGACAACCCAATCAATTGAATTATTGAGAAAATATTTTTTCTCAACCCTATCCAAAACCATATCCAAACCGTATCCAAACGGTATCCAGTCTATGTTTTTTGACGCAAACACTCCGTCACCCTCGGCGCGGAAAGCGCCTTCGGCAGGTGGGAGGGGGAGGAATGGATTAAATATGGCCATAGTTTCGCTGCCTCCTGTTAGCATAATACAGACTTTCCTGGAACTTTCTGAGTTGTTGAGAGAGTTCAATCCTCTCCGGAGGATTCGCCAGCATCTCTTCTTCGGTTTTGTTCGGGAAATAAACTGTCAGCCGCTTTTCTTTGATCTTTTTGTCATTGTCGAAAGTACTGCCGATGGAATATTCGTGGTCGTAGACAACAGCCCGGATCTTTTCACGCTTGATCATCATGGAAGATGCTGTCAGACCAAACATCTTTGATGTCATCTGCTGCCTTTCGCCGGCTGAAGGAAGCCATAGCAAATAAGCCCTGTAGAGATCTTGACTGGATGCCGGGCCAACCAGGAACGGAGTTTCCTCGTTCAGCCATTCGAGCAGGAAGCGACGTCCGGAATCAGTCCCCAGTTCTTTCAGATCCCGGGTTGCCTGAGTTTCTATCGGTCGTGTGCTCGGTTCAAATCCTGTCAGGTCGACGTTCATAAGGTAATGGCACAGGGCGTTAACGCCGCCGTTTTCGATTTCTTCAGCCAGCTCCTTGAAATATTGCGGCGGGAGTTCTGCGTTATACCGAATGCACATGTATCGCCTATCGAACCAGTCCAGAGCCAGCGGCTGCATTTCGTTGGATAGATAGACAAAGTTGGTCAAGTTATCCTCTTCGACCACGGGCATGTTTTTCTCTTCAAGCTGATGCACGGGGCTGGTGATGAGGTTTTTCAGAATGCCTTTCAACTCCCGGCGCTCTTTACTGGTGACCACTTCGTCAGCCACTACAAACAGTTTATGGGAGAGCCACATATTGAACCGGGAGGTCATCAGTTTTTGATCGACGTGCCGGGAATACTCACGGCCATAAATCCGAGAGACGGCATCGAAAAACATACTTTTACCGGTTCCTTCTCGTTCTCCGAAGACAACCAGTGCGGTATGCATTTTTGCACCCGGGTGCTGGATTGGATAAGCCAACCATTTAAGCACCCAATCAAAGACGTGTTCGTCTTCTTCGCAAATAAGGAAGAGGTGTGAAATCAATTTGGCGCAACTCGCATTCGGGTCCGGGGTAGTTTTCCAGCCCGTAAAAGTATTTACACACCCGGGAGGAACAACGCCGTCCGGACGAAAGACGAGTTGATCTTTCCGGATGCGTTTTAAATTGCCATAAGCATTCGTCAAATAAGCGGTTACTAGTTTTGATTCGTAGCATTGTCGGAGAACACCGATTTTGACAAGAAGTTTTTCTTTCAAATCCCAGCAAACGTCTTCCGGATAAATGTGAATGTATGTTTTACTGAGTTCCTCGACAATTCGAGCGGCTTGGCTCGCCGCCTTGGCTTTCTCTTTGGCGCGGCTTTCTCTTTTTTCCTGCGCTGTTGTGGCCCGCTCTCTCGGATCGGTAATTTGGCTCAGCTGCTCCTTGGCGACTTCAATGCCTTCCTCAGAGACGAGGTCGTTGAAATCGGTTCCGAACTTTTTAGGGTCTTTGAATTTTGGAATAACCATGCCGCAGCGATGTTTGATTGCTGCAAGTGTGGCTTTTAAAACGCCGGTGTTCAAAGCATTGCGCCGGATCGCCTGTTTCTGGCCGGGCGTCTTTTCGGAGTAGTAAACACAAGTCTCGCCATCCATCTTTCCCCAATACGCTTTAACCGTCACTTGGCCGGCGCGAGTTTCAACCAGCTGGGCCGGGGAGCTGCGGGAGGCGCCGATTTCAAGGTCAACACCATATTTTTCCTTGAAATCGTTTTTAAGTTTTGTGTGGTAGTAGCAATCATTGTCTGCCGCGATCACGATTCGATGTTTTTCAATCGGCTTGATGGCAGTGATCACGGAGTCAATATTCCCGGCATCGAATGCGACATAAACGGTTTTTTGTGTGGCTTGATAAATGCTGCATCCGGTCGCCCAGCCTTCGCAGACATAAACGATGTCCGATTCATCGGTTCCGGGAGGAGCCAGTAGGCAAAACGATCCTTTTTTCGGTGTTCCAGTGAGGAATACTTTCTTGATTTCTTTTCCGCCGTCATCGGTCTGTGCTTCAGTAATGATTTGCAGACTAACCATGACAAGACAGGGCTGCTTCGGGTTCTCCAGATTGACCTGATACATCGGAATCAAGAGCTGATTTCTCAGCTGGCGAGCACCGATAGGCCGGATTCCTTTTTTTACAATGTAGGGGAGGGAGGCCGAGACGCTGTCTGCTGCCGTGTTCCATAGACGGAGGGCTTTATCTTTGCAGACCTTGCGCTGATCCTCCATCATGGCTTCGATTTTTTTACGATTCTCTTCCCGTTTTTCCTCGACTTCCTTTTTTTCATCAGGCGTGAAGGAATTATTCCGGGACATCTCGACCAGATATTGTTCGTCTGCTATGCCGTATTTGCCGGCGTAATAAGTTTTTCCGGACTTCGTTTGGTGTTCAAACAAGACATACCAGACCTCTTTTGAACGCTTCCAACGGGAGTCGGCAGGCTTAAAGCGATCGAACTTGGAGCCGTTACTAACAACCAGATCATAGCCGGGAGGGACGAATATCCCGTGCTCGGCCATTTGTTCTTCTATTTCTCTTAAAGTACGTGCCATATTTTGACCCTTTAGACCCTGAAAGAAATGAGGTGCACCCGCGGCCCGGGTCTCATGGCAAGTGTTGCAACACTCGGTGCACCTCGAAAGCCTATGAAATCAACGAGTTGACATATCGAAACTTATGGGTGGCCTTCCCCGAAGAGTGAGAAAATAGAGTTGCTTAATCACCATTAACCAACATAGGAGAAGGCCATGAAAACCGTCCTTGAAACAACCGGTTTGCTTATTGGAGCGTTGGGAGCTTTTCTTACTGCCATCACTCTCATTAAGCCAACCAAAAGAGAGAAACTGATGAGAAAACTCAAGAAATACCTTAAATCCCTGGCCGCAGCGATTAACTACTGCTTTCTTTCCATTTACCAGTTGATTCCCGGATCGAAGACTGTTCTGGAGGCCGAAGTTCTCGACAGCAAAAAATATTATTTGCCCGTCAATTACACTGCAGTAAAGGTGACTGCCAAAAATATCATTGCTGTTCCTTTTAACCGTGTAACCTGCGATGTTCCGTTCTTTATCGGATACATTCGCGATCGTTTGGATTACTCTTGGTATTGCCAATACGGCCAGCCCGTGGAGAAAGTCGGTGAAGAAATCGTGTGGAACGGAGAAGCTGCTTTGAAGGGCAGCTTCTTTTTTACTTCCAAAAACCGTAGCTGCATTTTGATTTTTGATGAAGAAAAAATCAGAGACGGTGTGACCGTTACTCTTTCGGGGAATAAGCCTCTGAAATCTTTCTCTCAGCACTTTAACAACTTGCATAAAAATTAATCCACAATTCCAAAAGGAAATCCGGCATGAGTTAATTTCTCTCACTTTCGATAGCGGCTTTGTATCTAGCCGGACCTCCGAAACCCAACAGTTAAATATTTACAAACAGCACTACAGCCGTAACCAGCGCACACAAAACAAAAAACATCAGCATCCAGCACAAATTTTTTTCAATTCGAGAGCCAGTATTCCCTCGAGAAAGTCTTTGTGAGTCCAACTCCTGCAGCCTGCGCTCCAGTCGCTTTTGAGCTTGAGTTCTTTCTTCTTCTGTCATTTTTTCTTCCTTCTCCTGCCGGTAGTTACGGCACTGGTTCGGCAGTGTGCGGTGTTTTTTCAGAGTTCTGCCGTAGCCGTCTCTCACTTTCCCGTCTCCTGCCGAATCAGCGTCGTATCGACGCCATGGTGTTCGTATTCCTGTATGCGTAAATTGAGAGCATCACGCTTACGGAGGTCCCTCATGACTTTCTTCTTAGCCCACGCGTCCATAACGTCCCTAATGATCGAGTTTTGGGACCGATCCGGATCATCAGCCACGACTTGGCGGATTACCGAAATCGCCAAATCAGTTAGCAGAGCCCTGACTTCGTTCGTGCCTTTGTCTCTCATTCGTAATCAACTCCTTGGCTTGTTCAGGCGTGATCAAATTCAGTCGTATGGCTGCACCAATAACCTCATCTTGTTGACGAATAGTCAAAGTCTCGGGCCAATAACAGATCGCGCCTCTGGTCAAACATAAAGCTCTTCCTAAAGCCGCTCCTGAACCAAAAATTGAAATTGCCGTTTCTTTTTTCATTCCTATATGTTAAGCGAATTGAGCATAAGAAGGCAAGGTGAGTGATAAGCACTTTGATCGTGAGATTTTTTAAACTTTTTACTATGAATACAGTCGCTGAAAGGTTACTTTTTGCCATTGAGTTAAGGGACACAAACCAGAATGCTCTGGCAAAAAAAATAGGAATCTCACGTTCCGCTATATCTCAAATCTGCACGGGCAAAACTAAAAACATCAGTGCGGAGACGGCAACGCTTATCTGTAAGTATTTAAAAATCAATCCCTTTTGGCTAATTCTTGGCGAAGGAAAACCCGAAATCGAAACAGAGCGTGACATTTCACCTGTGGAAGGGGACTTGGTTGAACTGATCTCTTCCTTGCCTGATTCTCAAAAGGTAATGAGCTTGAACATTATTAAAGAAATCAAAAGCAACATGTAAGTTTAATGTTCAAATAGCTTTACATTTTTAAAAATGTAAAGTATATTGAGCGCATCTCAATGAGGTGCGTTATGTTATTTTCGAGCAAGCCAATTCAATTCGTCTTTTTCTCTGACGAAGCAGCAAACGCTTTTAGCGATTCATCCAGACGACTTCTAACTTGGGCCGGCGAAGGTTATTCCGATAGCTGTCGCGTTTTTGCCCGGGAATGCATTTCACGTATTGAAGCTCCCTTACACAAAATTCCGCTTGAAGATGCCGAGGAGCTTCTTGCTCTTCTGGGACACTGCTGCCTGACTACTGAGGTCGCTGAGCCAGCGAGAACGCTTTGGAGCAATTGCGTCCGCATTCTCTCGGATCAAATTTACAAATCGGTGCATCAAAATGAAGCGGCTTAAACCTTCATTTGTATCAGCACTCGCGAATTTTATTGACGCGCATTCTCACCAGGACGCTATCGAAAACGAAGCGACTCTGAAGCTGATTGTCAATGAGTTGGAATACGCAGCCAATCATTCAGTGAGCATGGTCATCTTTCCGGACCAACAGAATCCGTCCGTTTTCACTGGCGGATATCGATATGAAGGCCTGATCGGCGGAGAGATTTATAACGTCGTCGCCTCGATCGACAATTATGAAACTGTTGGAGACGAGGAATGAAGAGGCTTAAGAAAGAAACGGTCCATGCCATCCGTGATTTCATTGGATTTTATGCGCCTACAGCCTCGAAGCCGGAGCAAGCAGCTCTCTTGAATGAGGTCGTCAAAAATCTCGAATGCGCAGCCAACGAGATGGGTGGCCATGAATGTTTTTTCGTTCATTCCCAGACAGCAGAAGGTTTCGATTTTGAAACGAGGATTGCCTACCGCATGAAATTAGACACAACTCGGGAATGCATCTGCGTTGATCCGTTCCATGATTTCGAGGACATCGATGACTAAGTCAAAAAGTAAGAGAAAGAAAATTCTGAAGGATCGAGATACTTATTCTCCGTCATCAATTCCTGCTCCGAACCCTGTCGACATGCTATTTAACACCCTGCGGGTTGAATACATCGCGGAGGGGAAGATCAGGAAATCCGCCCTTAAACAAATCTTTAAGGAATTCAAACGCCTGGTTGCCAAACGGAAGAAAGCACAATGAATTTCGAAAAAGCCATAGGTAGTCGCCAGTACACAAGCAAAAGGACCGCAAAATGAAAAAACGTAAAAGAAAAATTCTCGAAAAAATCTTCGAGAACACAATCGTGTTGACTCGAAATTATCAAGTCAGCCCCGAAGATTCCGCTCCGCTTTTAATCAAAACGGCATCTGCACTGGGGCTGCTCGGCAAGAAGGACGCCCAAGGCTACTTATCTGTGCTTTCTAATAAGAGACTTGATTGATTTTAGAGTCTCAAGGTTTGCTTTGACGAGAGGCTCAATTCTCTGGACATACTCTTCTTCTGTTTCATCAAGCCTTCTAACGGGAATGCAGTTAAGTTCGATACAGCCAGATTGAATTAAAAGCTCCAAGTAAACGTCCCAGACAGGTTTTAGTGAAGAAGGTTCACTCATATTTTCCTCCAAGGTTAGTTAGTGATTGGACAACCTAATTATCCAACGGAGGATGGCAGCCGGGAAAGACCGGCACTACAAATACAGATATCGAGGACATAGATGCCTAAATCCAAATCGAAACGGAATAAACCCTATCGGCCGAGAACGATCAAAGTCGGGCCGTATTGGACGCCGGAACAGCAGGCCAACATTGAAGAGAAGCTGCGACGAGTTGCCATGTTTGTGGAGGTCACACTTCCGGCTGGTACCGCCACGTTTTGGCAAATGGACTGGATTGAAGACACTCTGAACTGGTTTCTAGGGATGTTGTACAAACGGTTCAAACACCTGGATCAGAGCGAACTCAACGAAGTCGGGCCCTTGCTTATTGATGCCCGACACGCGATCAACTCAATCATGGATCGTAAAGAGAGCGGCCAAACCTCGGGATACATCGCGACTGGAGATGAGCTGAGAACAATCAGTGAGGCTTTCGCAGTCATTATCCCAACCTTGAAGAAGGCCGTTGCTTTGTCACCCCACACATGTATGAAGGAATTCGACTGGGCTCAGAACCGAGCTAATGAAAAACTAAGAAGGAAACAAAATGAAAAAAGCAGAAACAAATAAGAAAAAACTCGACGAATTTTTAACAGCCTCCGTTGTTAAACAAGTAAAAGCTCAAGGCTTTGTTCCCCTCGAAGTCACCGGAGTAGACATCGGAAAACTTGAATTGGATATGAAAAACGGGATTTATGGTGAACTTCCCTTCGTTTCTCTGTTTTGCAAATCCAGGACATCCGACAACGAAAAATATTTAGCAATTCTCCCGGTAAAAGGCGCTTCAAATTTGACGGCAATGCTCCTAAACGCAGTGGCAAAAATTAAAGAAGAGGAGGGCGAATAATGGCATCAGTTAACAAAGTAATTCTTATTGGCAATCTCGGCCAGGCCCCGGACGTCCGTATTACGAACTCCGGCATTAAGGTCGCCGAAATTTCGGTCGCAACCACCAGCTATTTCAATCGAGACAACGAACGAGTTGAAAAGACTCAATGGCATACCGTCACGCTCTGGAACAAGCTGGCTGAAATTGTTGAGCGATACACCGGCAAAGGATCAAGCGTTTACATCGAAGGACGCCTTGAAACTGACAAATGGCAGGATCAAAACGGCCAAACCCGTTACACAACAAAAATCATCGCCGAGAGCGTCCAGCTTTTGGATAAACGAGCCAGATAGTTAAAGGAGTAATTCATGGAAGGAAACAACCGTATTTTTGAGAGAGTCAGATCCTCGTTGAATCAGAACAATAAAAATCTTTCTCCTGAAGAATTGGAAGTTGTGAAATGTATTTTCGCAGCGCTGATTACCGGAGTGGCAGCCGGTCAATTTTCAGATGTCTACACCACAACTTCCAAAATAATGAGAATCGGTAAGGAATTAGGGCTTATCAAGAATTCTTATCGTTGCGATTAGTCGTTCTTGAGCCCCAACGAGTTTCGATGAAAGACCTGATATCTGCATCCATTATTGGCGGCTGTCCGGACAGGAAATTTCTGACCATGGACTTAACCACCAAAACAGCTGCGACACCTCTGGAAATTTCATCTGGGAGGAATGCAATGAACTCTCTGTGGGCAATGTCCGAGATGTTGATTTCAGATTCGGGAATAGCAACAGCTCCCGACTTAATTAGCAACTCTGTAATCCAGCGGGTTTCTTCTTCGAGCTCTTGGCCCTTTAGATTTAACTTCATCTTTCTCTCCTTTCAGAAAGTAGTTAACGACATTTCTATTTTCTCACCGAGAGAAAGATGAACCCTACAAACGTAAATATGAAAAAAGGCGAGAAATACACAATGCTGATAAGCGAACGGGAGGCCGGCCTTGTTCTGGTTGCTCTTGAGTTCGCCCTGAAGCTGAAGGAACTCCTTCCTTTTAGCGAGGAGCAGGAGGAAT